ATTAAAAACATTATTTTTTCTTAAATAATCTTTAAGCTGCTGCAAGTCAAAGAAGGATTTTTTAGAATCTTCAATAGATTGAAAAGCATTAAAGACTTTATTAAATATATCTCTATATTTTGGAAAGGTTGAGTAGTTATGCTTGTGGTTTTTCTCATAATGATAGATTAAAGTTCTATCTCTATTAATTACCTTAGCTATAGTTGAATGAGGTATTTCATATTCTATTCTAGCTATAACACTTGCTATAGACCTTGCTACTTGAAGTTCCTGTTTTCTACTTTTGTAGGCTAAAGAACCCTTACGCAAGCCTAACAGTGATGTCGTTAGGTTGCATAAGTTTTTAAAGTTATCTTCTTGTGTCATATTAAAAAGGCATATCTTCATCAATAGAAGGAGGAGTAGTTGAATATTCTAAAGAAGCTCCTGAAATAAAGTTTTGTGTAAAGTGATAACCATCTATATTATGATAGTATTTTCCTTTGTATTCTCTTGAATATACATTGCATAATATTTTAACTTCCATTCCTACTTCAAGCTTATTCATTAAAGCCAATTTATCACCAAAAGCACTAACTGCTACTTCATTATTAAAATCTCCACCTGTATCTATTACACAAGTTTGTTTTTGCCAAGCTTTTTCTGACTTACTAATTCCAGATTCTACTGCTAACTTCTTTACTAATTTTCCTTTTACTTCCATTTTTATTGTGCCTGTTTTTGCAGGTCTTTATTAATTAAATTTTTAACCTTGTATCATAATCCCTAATGTTTCGGATTGTTTTTTACTCATTTTATAGTTGTTCATTTTTCTTGATACTGCTTCACCTTTTCCTGTATTAATTGCTTCTAACATTGCGTTATATATATCTGTACTCATTTGAGGTTTTGCAGCAGGATGGTTTACTTTATTACTATCAGCGTCTTTAGTGTCATCTAATAAGAATAGGTTTCCAAGTGCATACTTCTTAGCGTAGGAACTACTTGACCCAAATGACTGAGCTATATCCATTCCTTTACGTTCAGGGTTTATTCCTGCTTGAGCTTCAACATAAATAGTCTTTTCACCATCTGAAATTGATACTTTAGAATTTAAAACTAAGTAACCTGCAATCTCTTGAGTTGTTTCTGTTATTGTTAAGTAACATCCGTACTTATTTAAAAGTGGTTTAACAGCTTCTAATATGTCCTCAGCACTTCTGTACTTATACTTACCAAAACTGTTAAATTGGTTCTTAGGTGCTTTTAATTCGCTTTGTATAGCTATTAAATAGTCCTGCTTGTTTTCTGTTTTCATATTAAATTTATTATTATTGGTGAATTATTATTTTCTTTATAGTATTCTAAATATTCAGGCTTCATTTTTACTTTCCAGTCATCTTGAGTTTGCCATCCGTAAGTCTTTAGCATTTCTTCAAACTTCCTGTAAAGTTGCAATTCTGTTCCTATTACAATTACTGACCTACCATTATTACTCAAATCATTACTGAAATGTCCTGACATTCTATCATAAGTATTAATTCCTGTAGATAAGTATTGAGGTTTTAAATACCATTCTACTGCAATTACTTTCTTATTGTCTAATTGATAGCCCATAAACTTTGAGTAGTAAGGATTGTTGTAGTCTATGTAACTTGAGTGTTCTAAATATTCTGCGTCTTGTATTGTCATCTTAAAATCTTTTTGAATTATCCTGCGAGTTATAGTATGCAGATTTTACTTTAATATATAAATCTCTAACGACTTGAAATTTTAATAAATTAAGGCCGTATTCAGTTAATACTGTATTGTCAGGTAATAACTCAGGCTTATTAGATTGAACGTCTAGCAAGCTTATAATAGCTTCTGGTTTGCTTGTTGCTTCTTTCATTTTAAATTTCATTATCTTAATCCTAAAAAAAGTTCTAAAAGCGTAATAGACGCAAGTAGTATATATAAGCAGCCAAAAAGTCCTGCTATTCCTAAAAGTGTGTGTAGTAAATTTTTCATAATATTTATTTAATTAATTATGAAGCAAAGATATAAAAATATAATGATATTAACACAATGATAAACAAAGTTATTAACAATTAATGTGTTTACATCTAGGACGAACATTAGTGCTTGTCTAGTATATTAGTATTAAAAAGAAAAGAAAGTGCCTAAAACGGCTCAGGGGTACTACTATAAAGGCATTAATAGATTAATTGGTAGAGTTCCGTTATTCAATACTACACTACAACCGATTGACTGCTTCTTAAAGTTCTTAGCGTATGCTGCTGCGTATGTCGTAGAGTCTACACCGCATCCAACTTGCATACCAAATACTTTAAATCGTTTACCTACGAACCATTGAGTATAAGCTAAAGTGTGAGTATGACCACAAACAGATGACATTAGGTTGTTCTTAGCCTTAGCTGCTGCTTGCCCACCTTCTCCGTGTTCATAAAGTACATCATCATATATAACAGATTCGCACCAATTCCAATTTGGAGTTCCTAAGACTTCATTATAAGACCTTATCCAAGCTGCAGGTATTCCACCAGTCATAGCCTTCCGTGAAGCCATCCTGTCGTGATTTCCTATCATTACATCAGCGTGAGGGAAAGCTTCATACCAATTCTGTATTTTTTTGATTGCAGTTTTAAGCTCTAGCCCTGCTGACATTCCATCAGGATCAGGCTCGTGGTAACTGAATCCGTGAGCATCAATTATATCTCCTATAAATATAACCTGGTTACAATTAAAGGTTTCGTATTGCTCTAAACACCAATCAAGGTAGCCATCTAAACAGAACGGTTCGTGCAAATCTCCAATGACTAGAATGTTTCTAGTTTCAGTTTCTCGCATTTTCTGTATAGCAGCTGCCTCGTGGGGTTTTAATCTGTATCTGTTATTTTTTTCCACTATCCGCTATTCCTTGTCCGAGAACTAATGTCAAGGCTGCATAGAATAAGTTTTTAGCTGTTTCTTCATCTACTCCTAAATAAGTAACAATAAGAGGAACTACAATAGAAGCTACTGCATACCAAAATTTCTTAGATTTGAACATTGTTGAGATTAGCCATTTTTTCATAATTATTTATTTTTGATTATTAAATTAATATTTTCACCACCCAAATGTATTACTTCTTTGATTAATAAGTCCATAGCTAACGTGGAGTTACTAACAAAGTCCTGTTGGCTTCCTAGACCTACCAGGATGCAGCCTCTCGTATCTTTAGCAGTATTACCTCTATGGAATAAGATATAACTTCTATTCTCTACATCCTCTACAAGTAAATGAACATAGTCTCTCGTAGCTGATTCTCTCGGAAGTCTAAGTCTTACATTGTATTCACCTCTTGGAATACAACTTAGATTCTTCTTATTATTTATTCAAGGATTTTCAAGAGTGTCGCACATCCTTTCGCCATTTAAAAAGAGTTCCCCAATTACTGAATTTTCAGAGAATGTATCTCTAATTAATAAAAGGTTAATTTTTTTTTTGTTCTTCAAACTTAATGAATTTATAAACTGTATAAGATATTGCTAATATTAAAGAAACTAGAGTTAGTAATTCGTTACACTCAGTAATACTAAATGCTATAGCTGTACTATTTGCTAGCCCTACCTGAAGACTGTCTTGAACTGCTTTCATTTTTTTTAGGTTTTTTATCTAAGTAAGATTTAAGCTTAGTAATATTGATTAGTTTTGGCTTGTAGTGTTTCTTCATTAATCAGCTCCATTTAAGAAGTTTGCTAATGTAAGTCTAGTTCCTTGACCTGATGGTCTTTCAAGGTTCATCCCGTTGTAGTAAGCGTTTCTATCAGGGTCTACATCTGCTCCTGTGTTTGTATTGTATTCAGGAAATAAAGAGTTATTATTGCAGATATAGTCTATCATTCTTTCTGTATAGTATTCTGCTGTATTTCTAATTTCCTCTCTTAAATGCTGTCCTTCTTCTGTGCTTAAAGCAGTTCCTGTTTCGGATGTCTTAGCGTAAATATTTCCGTTCTCCACCTTGAATCTAAGGAATGGAATAGCGTGGTAAAAAGCCCAGTTTGGTAGCATATCCCCAATGTAATCATTTAGCAAAGTCTTGTAAGCCGCGTTTGCAGGAAGGTTTACTGTACCTGCTATGATTAAGTCTTTCAATTTTTGGTTTAGGTTCGTCCCTAGCTTAGTTTCAACATACAGCTTTTGTGCTTGTCTTACGTATGGAAGTAGAATAGCATTATCTACTGGAAGACTGATTGCTGTAGAGTCCTTTAATTTAGACTCTGATATAAATAGTACATATGACATAAGTGTCTGATTTTTAAAGTGTTATCTTGCGTTTACGTATCCGTTATTCTTCATTTTTCTTGGTGGTGTTGCTACTAGCTTATCGTTCTTCTTAGCTGTAAAGCCTTCTGACTTAGCCTTTGTGTAGCCAATCATATCAGCATCTTCTATCTTAGTAGTCTTAGATTCTCCTATTACAGTCTTAAAAATTCGTCTACTCCAAAAATGGAAACATTGAGGGCCTCCTTTGTAAAGCCAGATTGAGTACGTTGCTGCTCCACCTCTACCGAATCCTGGATTAACTGCCTTTGTAGTCATATTTAAAATATCCTCTTTTCTATACATCTTATTTTGACCTGTCATTTGTCGGCAAAATTCTCTTTTAGTTCCTGACTTATTAGTCAAGAAATTATCTTGAGAATAAACATATCGAACTCTAAAATAATCATAAGTCTTTTTAGAGATACCATCTTGTTCTGACTTACGATTAGGAATTGCTCTACCTGTTGAAGCTAATTCTATCTTTTCTCCTGCAATATCATTTAATACTTCTTCATAATTAAAGTCTTGATGCTCGCCATCTACTACTTCTTCTTCTATTAATTCCCATTCATCAGACATATCTTCACCAAACTCCTCAATAAACTTAGAAAGCTCTGTAGCTTCTTTATGACCTTCACAAGCCATATAGACTGTCTTACCTTCTAATTCGTGTGAGTGGTAGCCTTCACACCCTAAACTCTTTGCACTCGCTAAGGCTTCATCTAT